GTCGCTGGAATTGCGTCATAGTCAATTTCCAAGCATCCGCCGCACTAGTGCCCAAGTGAACCATTGCCGCATCTACAAACTCGCTAGCGTCGAATGAATCGCTAAATTTACCTTCTGATGATTTACCAGTTGGCTTAGCCCGCCCAGCAATACCATCAGTCATCAAGGATCGGGCAAGGATGACAAGCACACCATCTGGTATGGAGCCATCTATCCTCTTGTCAAAATTTTTACTATTCTCGTCTCCATCAATCCAACCAATTAATTTATCATTATAAACATCGTGCTCTAAGCAAGACCTCATAACGCGCATAGCAGCCAACAAACACATGCGCTCGTTATGTAGCCAGTGGAAATATTGTACAATCTCTTTTGGATTGCCAATTTTAGCAATGTTTTCAAACGAAGGATTGAATAGAAAATAGTTGCCTTCTGCATCAGTCACGCCAATCTGGCCGATCTCTGTAAGTGCTTCCATGCTCGCCCCTAGAATATTTTTGTATTATAGCACCAAACAAAAAAGCCCCCTATTAAGGGGGCTTATATCAGTACATTTTTATTTCAACCTATTTCAATCAAACGAACTTTAGCACCTACCGCACCAGTCAGTGTAACCACACCTTGGCAGTATGCAGAGATAGTTGATAGAGTAATCAACTTACTACCAGTTGTTGCTGGAATAACAATTGATTTTCCTGCTGCAACGTTGATTGCGCCTACACCTGCCACATTAATTGTAGTTCCACCATCACCATCAATAAGTAATGTTAAAGCACCTGCTGTTGCATTTGTTACCAACAAAAGCTGTATTTGGCAGAGTTAAAAGTAATGGTATCTGATGCGCTCAGTGTTTTTTCCGGTGCATCAATAAAATCGGTTAAATTATTTACTGAAATTGCTGTAATAGCTGCCATGAATTAATCCTTATAGTAAAGAATTGGTTACTTGACCATTAGACTCTGCGCTGATAGACCAAGTACACGCGCCATCATAAGGCATTTCTTCTGACCATTCAGTAACGATAAATGGGCCGGTGCGCACTTTGTTTTCATTAGAAATTCGCAACCAAACCTTAGCAGCGTTTGATTTAATCGCTGGAATAGAGCACACATTAGATGAAAATTCATCTTGATTGTATGCGTCCTCTGTGTATGTAACTCCGTCACCAGAGAACGACACGCTTTTAAATAGAGCCAAACTTGTTTTAGTAAAGTCTGGTGATTTATCGGCTGTTGTATCTGCCGTGTCCCACTTATCGCTAAGCGACTTGGAGCGCATCATACCTAGCGCCTTCCATACTGCCGTTGCTGGGTTTGCTGTTTCTGGTGCAATCCAGAATTCAACTAGCGTATCACGCCCTACCATTGCTGACATATTAAATCCTTTTTAACTGTATAACATTTCAATAGACAGTTCAAATACAGGCCGCTTGTCATCCGTCTGGAAGAATACCGGCTCGCTTGACTGCATGTTAAAAGTGCGCCCTGAGCTATGAACATTAGAGCGCATAGCTTCTATTATAGCATTAGCGCTACTAAGTAAAGCAAATCTTGATGAATTTACGGCACCTACTAGAATAATGCTGTGATACGGATAGCGAATTACCTCTGCATTTCCACCGTTCTGTGGACGAATGACTAGGTATTTATCTGCTGGTTTATCTGCCTCATACATTCCAAACTGGACGCGAAAGCCGGTAGATAGTCCGGTCGATGACAGGTACTCTTTTAGGTCTTCTGATGGTGTCATTTTCTATCCAAATATTTTTTCAATAAGATATCACCATCTTGTTTTTTCTCTGGATAAAATTCAGTAGTGATTGTCACCAAATCTTCCATGTCTGCATGAATAGTTATTGACTTTGCATGTTCTGGAATATCAAAATATACGCTCATTGCTCGAAAAAAATCTCTCCCTGTCACCATATTATTTACGCTCATACCGCAAGATCCTTCTTAACAATCGCATCAATAAGTGGCTTGGCTTCTTCAAAACCAATCCTTAAAAATTCTTTCTTAGCAGTAGCGAGTATAAACTTTTGGCTTATGTTTGGATCGTGTACGTATTTTGCATAGTTTGCAGTATAGCCATAAGTGCCCTTAATCACACCATGTGTAACATCTACTTTTCTATAAGCAGAATTTAACAAGGTAGAGGTATCTATCGGGGTAAATAAACTAGCGTGGCTGCCGCCTACAATAAGGATCTTCTGCATTGTCCTTATCATCTTTCTTTCTTGTTTGCTGATGAATCTATCTAGATTGTTTGTGATTTTAGCTGGCATCACGTCACCAGTGTGTAATCGTCTGCAATATTCTCAAATACATCTTGGTCGCGCAATACTGCTTTAATTTCTGAAGAATCAACAAGTAAAGGATTGTAAATAGAAGTAAATTCACCCACAGCAATGTAGTCGCCCTGCCCAGCCAAACTATACTCAGTCCAGAACTTCATAGTAGACACAAATTCCTGACCGTTCGCCATCGTCATTCTTTCATTTTTCACGGCATAGCTGACAGGTATAACCAATGGTGGCGCAAATGTTTTTACATGCGTCCAGTCATCAGTGCCAGTGCAACGCCAGATAGTTGCTTTGCCAGTATTGGCCCAATTTGCGACTGATGACATATTAAATAGCCTTTAAGAACAAATTACGTTCAGCAGTGCGACGGCGCGCTAAACCGGCTAACACTTTACCATTGGCCTTGTCCCATCTTAAAAACTGATTAGCCGCTGCTTGATAGTTTCCATCATTCAGAAACTTTAGCAGCGTAGAGCCTTTTAACGCGCTAATGCCTAGGTTATATGCAAAACTAGTAAGCGCTTCTAACTGATTTTTATTAACTGGCACTGTAACAAGCTTTTGAACGCCCTCCTTAAATAAAGCCATATCTTTTTTATAGCGCTCGTCTGCCTCTGCTTGCGTCCATACAACACCCTTGCTAACACCTAAGCCAGTACTGCCCCAACCAATCGTCCATACGCCAGCAGGGCATAAATAGGCGGTAAGCTTGCAACCTTCAAATTCTTGGATAATATCCATTACGCACATCCACCATCTAAAACCATCATGAAAGCGTTATTAGTTGCCGAATTACCCACTATAGACGTGGTGCAACCGCTTGTATCCAGTTCGCGCAATTTTACACGCATAGAATCCACACCTTTCTTGCCGTACTCAAACGACCGGCTTGCCCCATTTGGTGCGCCTTGAGACTTAAGTTTACGCGGATCAGCAGCACTGGCAATAATTGCAACTGCATAAAGCTGGATAAATAGCATTTGCGACGGCGTATAACCAGCACCGTTAAGGCATGGCTGAACACTTGCAACGCTATCAATCGCAGCTTGCAGGATAAAATCAGGGATAGAAACCCCATAGGATGAATCTAAAAACTGTTTTACTTGATCTAGCGTTACCATGCGGCCCCCGTTAATGCAAATATTATAGCATAAAAAAACCCAGCGCTAGGGCTGGGTTATATTAAGACATAAGCACAATGACTATGGGGCTATTTATAGTTGGCAAATCAACCACATCAAGCACATAGAGAAGAGATACAAAACATCCGATTACTCCTAGCCCACATACCGTCATTATTGTTGAATTTTCATCACCACTTACCTGCAAAATTAATCGTATTCCGTGATACCCACACCACGCCATTACCTACCGATACACCCAATGCAGCCACGCCCATTAATGCGCTACCAGCAAAGTGCTTGTTTTGTCGTCACCAGTCCAGTCGTCAGCATGGGCGAGGCCAGATAGCAGTATTAGAGAAACAATCAAACGATTAAGCATTTTTCTTACCTTTAAAAATAACAATAGCACTAGGAGATGGCGCTCCGTTAGCCTGACCACCAAACTTTAAACGTCCCTTGATAAATCTAATCTCCCCTAGCATTGCAAAGTCATGCCACCATTTTGTATCCGTTCTTGATGGAACCAAACAAACCACAATTGCGCCATTTAAAGAGGATTCATATGCTTTTTTTCATCCATACCCCAATAGTCCTCCCGTATGGTGGATTCATCCAGCAAGATCCTTCCCAATCTTTCATCAATCCATCATCTTCAATCGTAAAGTTATTTAAGCATTTTGCATTTTCATGCGTACTACAAACATCCGTTTTGAAATTAAACTCTTCGTGCAAATTTTTATAAAAATCATCTGTCTGTTTTGCTGCTGAAATGAACATTCATACTATTACGCATTGTGTAACTCCTTCGATTGTTAAAGCATTAATCATATCTACTACTTTTACTGTTTCACTTTGATAAGTTGCCATGAGTTCGCCTGTTTTTATGCTGAATATGTAAAGTGTTTTCATCTCGTTAATCCTTGTTTCGTTGTTGATGTAGTCATCTTAGTATGATGTATAAATTTATACAA